CCCCATTGGGGGGGCTTCGCGCTGTGGTGGCTTTGGTCATCATGGTGCTAATTTCTTACCCGAAAGGGAGAAGGAGTCAGCTATGAGATATCGCGTAAAAAGGGAGCCACTTCCGTCCTCGATTCTTTGTGGACATAACAAGTGGCAGTACGAAAGTGATGATCCAAGCTACTGGCGGAGTTCTGCCGATAGCTTGTATTACACTTACGGACTTTCCCGTCGCGACGGTATCAGCTCAGATCGTTGTTACGATCAATTGCACGCGGGTCCCCCTTATCTTACTGGCGGTCCACTTGATGTGTGGAAAGTCAGGGATTGGGGTTTTAACTTACAGAGTCAAGGTGACTATGTGAGTCCGTGGGCAGGGCCTTACCGTAACCGTTACATTGGAGGGTTCATTTGTACATATGAACCGAAGTCGACGGATTTTGAGATTGGCTTTTCCACTAACCATGTGGGGAGCCAAGATTATCTTTCGTCGCAGTCCGATGTATTCGGAAATGTCTCGTCGCTCGGAGCCGTTGGCTGGAATAAATACCGTCCAGGCCAACCTGGGGCAGGCGCTGCGCAGTTTTTGGCTGAAATCAGCCAAGTGCCACGCATGCTCAAAACTACAGCCTTTGGTTTTAAAGATGCCTATGAAAGGCGTTTTGGCCACAATCCTCGCAGAGATGCGAAGAAAGCGGCAGACCATTGGCTTAACCACCAGTATGGGTGGATCCCCTTTGTTTCTGATCTACAGGACTTTTCCAAGACCTGGAAACAATCCGACTCAATGATCAAACAATTGAGACAGGATAACGATCAGTGGATAAAGAGGTCAGGCTCCGTTCGAGTGGATCGTGACGTCGAGGTATTGGAAGAGAAGGATGGTGAGAATTTCCACTATCCTGATCTATCAATGTCAAGTCGTCTCAATCCACAGTACCCTTACAGAGGTTGGTGGCGCATTGCGCGAACTAAATCGCAAGATGCGTGGTTTACGGCTCGTTTCAAGTATCACATTCCTGACATACAGAGTGTGAACTGGGAACGCAAAGCCAGAGCCAAGCTTTATGGGCTCGACCTTACACCTTCCTTAGTATGGGAACTTACTCCTTGGTCGTGGCTAGTTGACTGGGGTTCCAACGTTGGCGATGTATTTGCTAATATGGATAACCAGTTGGCAGACAATCTAGTCGCGAAGTATGCTTATATTAGTGGTCGAACAACTACAAGGGTGGATGTGACTAGTCACATGCCCTTTGTAAAACCACTAACGAACACGTGGAGCTACCAGATACAACGGCGGCAACGCGTGGCAGCAAATCCTTTCGGTTTTGGCCTGACGGGCGATGATTTAACTGCCCGTCAATTCTCGATTCTCGGAGCGCTCGGGATCACCCGAATGTTCTAAGAATCCCAACCTTTGACTGGGGATCAAAGCATGATGGAGATGGAGAAACCATCGTGTACCAGTTGATCAACCTCCCATACAGCTTAAGGAAGTCAACCATGGCATTCGCCGATCCACAATCAATCACCGTTAACGCAGTCGCACAGAGCATGCCGCGTGTTAAAACCGCAGATGCTCGCTCCGAGTATTTGAAGGCAGATGGTTCTTTGAAACTGACGATTTCTCATCAGGATCTGAAGAACCGACTCCGCCGGATGGCGCGCGTCGACCAAAGGGTCGTCGCTGCTGACCCCTTGTCCTCAGAAAATGAGTACAAGAATCTTGGAGTTTATCTCGTCATTGATCAACCCGAATACGGGTTCACCGCTGCCGAGATTGACTACGTCGTCCAGGCGCTTTGCACCTGGCTCACTACCGCCAATGTCACCAAAATACTCGGAAACGAGCATTAAGGATGGCATACCTGCTGATCGACCTGTTTGTACGGGCCGTTGAGCGTTGGCGATGGTTCAGAGTGCTCCTTCGGGCTGCACTCTGGACCTATAGTGGGAAGTGAACGATTGTCCCCTTTTGTTCTAGGGGCAGGCGTACGTCGTGGCTGGATGCCAACCCCCAAATACGGAGGAAGCATGAAAAGCCATGAAAATGACCTACTGCAGCTAGCGCTCTGCATCCTTAAGGATGTAAACGCCAAACTTACAGCCACACAGCTTGATTTACGTGACTTCATGACAATGAAATCACGGGTCAAACACGAAGGGTTATCTTTTCTTACGATAACTCTTCCAACCGTAGGTGCGGACCTGGAACAGGCCCTATCCAATGGTTGCATCGACTCAACACAATTCCGCAGTTTCGGGAAATGTGGAAGAATCCCTGCGTTTTTGCAAGGTATCTTCAGTCTAGTGTTTGATCAAAGCACAGGGAGGATTTTAGATGAACCTAGTACACCAGCTATTGAAGGAATTCGGCAAATTGCCTACACCTTTAAAAAGTTGGCTATTCCATGTAGTCCGATTAGGACTGCGCGGGCTATGGCTAAGTTCGTTGAGGATGAGTACATCTTCGATGATGCCATTGCGCCAGATCATGAATCACTCTTCAAGAGCGTTTCGCGTGTCTTGTGGCCTTCTGTTATCAATTCCCATTACATGGTTTTTGATGACTTACGGCCTAGACATGGACCTGGTGCAACTGCTGAAAGGGTACTTGGCAATGCTAAGTACCGCATAAAGCGGTGGCACGATCGTATCGAACCTTACTTCCCTTTGTTCCATAATGCGTTTTCATCAGAAAGTGCATATGGGACAAAGGAGTTCGATGATGTAGCGATCGTAAGTAGGGAAGACGAGCAGCCCGTAAGGGTAGTCGCCGTCCCGAAAACATTGAAGACTCCTCGTATCATCGCCATTGAGCCTGTTTGCATGCAATATGTGCAGCAGGCCATTAGTCAAGGGCTAGTAAAAGCCCTTGAAAACTCTTCGCCAACGAAAGGTCATGTGAATTTTACAGACCAATCTATTAACAAGGAGCTTGCGATGAAAGCGTCGAGGGATTTGGGTTTAGCTACTTTAGACCTAAGTTCTGCGAGTGATCGAGTACCTCGGTCTCTTGCCCTAGACATGTTTCAATCGAATCCTGATTTACAGGGAGCAATTGATGCTTGTCGCTCGATGCGTGCGGAAATGCCAAACGGTCAAGTAATTGACCTACGCAAATTCGCATCTATGGGGAGTGCTCTCTGCTTTCCAGTTGAGGCCATGTACTTCTATACGATATGTATAGGGGCCTTGCTGGACAAGTGGAACCTGCCTGTGACACACCGCAATGTCTTTAAGGCAGCGCGTTGTGTTTGGGTCTATGGGGATGACATACTAGTTCCCACAGACGCGGCTGTTGTTGTCATCGATCACCTGCAAAGGTACTACTGCAAGGTGAATACCACAAAGTCTTTCTATACTGGAAAGTTTAGAGAGTCTTGTGGCATGGACGCATATGATGGAGAAGACGTCACTCCGACGTATCTTCGTCAATTGCCCCCGAATGACAAGCGGGACCCTGCTCAGTTAATAAGCTGGGTTAAAACGAGTAATCTCTTTTACAACAGGGGTTACTGGATCAGCGCCTCCTTTCTGAAGGATCGCGTTGAGTCCATTCTCGGCAGCTTGCCGATAGTGGGACCCAACTGTGCAGGTTTAGGCTGGGTGTCCAAGCAGCCTGTGGTTTCCATCTCACGATGGGGTCATAGGTACCAACGTCCTGAAGTTAGATGTTGGTGCGCTACTCCGGTTTATCGAGATGATAAACTGGGTGGATATGCAGCCTTAACTAAGAGTTTGCTAGGTCTGACGGCAGAGCCTCCGAAAGGAGACTGCCAAAAAGATAAGCAAAACCTTAGTAGGACCGCACTTCACGGCAGAGTCAAGTTGAAATGCCGTTGGACCTCTCCGTTCTAATACGGAGAGTGAGGCTTTCCACATAGCCTAGAGGGAGCACTGGTGCTCATGTGGGAAA